TAATGGAGGCTCTGGCGGTGGTGGTTCTAGCGGAACAGGCACAGGCGGTGTAGCAACAAGTTCACCAACCCAAGGTAATAATGGCGGTACAGCAATAGGTAGCACAGCTTCAGGCGGTGGAGGTGGTGCTGGTGCAGTAGGTGGAGCTGCTTCAGTACTTCAATCTGGCGCTGGTGGTGCGGGTTTAGCTTCTTCCATTACAGGCTCTAGTGTCACCTATGCAGGCGGTGGGGGCGGGGGCGGTGCAAATGGAATAACTCTTGGAGCTGGAGGTACAGGTGGCGGTGGTGCTGGAGGTGCTTATCAAAATAGTGGAGTTGCTGGTACTGCTAATCGAGGTTCAGGTGGAGGCGCTGGTGGCGCTGGAAATAGCGCTGTAAGTGTTCCTTCTGGTGCTGGCGGTAGCGGTGTTGTAATTCTATCTATACCAACTGCTCGCTATACAGGCACAACTACAGGTTCACCAACAGTATCAACAAATAGCACTTTTACAATATTAACTTATACCAGTAGTGGCACATATACAGCTTAAAGGAGCAAAAATGTCGCATTTCGCAAAAGTAGAAAACGGAGTAGTAACCCAAGTCATTGTTGCTGAACAGGACTTTATTGATAGTGGTGTATTAGGTCATGGTTGGGTTCAGACTTCTTATAACACTAGAGGTGGTGTTCACTACGGCATTGATGGTCAGCCCGATGGCAAAAAAGCTTTAAATAAGAACTATGCTGGCATTGGTTACACTTATGATGGCACAGGCTTTGCAGCACCTAGTCCTTTTCCTAGCTGGACATTAAACTCTGAAAGCTATCTTTGGGAAGCACCTACGCCAAAGCCAGAAGGCTTATATGATTGGGACGAAGCTACCCTTTCTTGGAAAGAAGCAGTAATAGCATGATTTGGAAAATTCTTGATGTTTTTGCTGAAAACGATATTATTAGTCAAGCAAAATATAGAGTTGTTAATGATTCTGTTTCTACAGAAGGATTTTGGACTTTTGCAAATAAAACACATCAAATGACTGACCAAACATCAGAAATAGATGTAGTTAATTGGATTAAAGCCGAATCTGTTGTAAATGATATTTGTATTATTGAATCTAATTTAGAAAAGCAATTAAATAATACGCAAGATGTAATAAAAAAATCATGGGTTAAGCCTACATTTAATGTGAAAATTTAAGGTAAAAAATGACAGCGCCAATTGATATTATTTCTAGAGCATTAAAAGACATCGGTGCATTGGAGGCTGGTGAAGTTCCAACTGCTGATGCGGCTCAAGATGCTTTTGATATGCTTAATGACATCATTGACCAATGGTCAAATGAAGGCATGATGATTTACAATGTAACTGAAATTGTATTTCCTCTTATTTCTGGTCAAACTCAATATACGATTGGTCCTGACCCAAGCACAGCAAACTATATTGGCGCTTCAATTACTGGTTCGATTGTAGGAAAAGTCTTAACTGTAACTAATGCAACAACTGGCGCAGTAGCATTAGGGCAAACCCTTAGTGGAATTGGCATTTCTGGCGTAGCTACTAAAATCGTTGAGTTTTTAACTGGCGCTGGTGGAAATGTTAATGAAGCTGGAACTTATAGGTTAAATGTAGATGCAACTACTCCTGCTCCTGCCTTTACAGGTTCTATTTCTGGTACAACTTTAAATGTAACTGCTATTTCTACTGGTTACTTAGGAACTGGTGCAGTTATTAGCGGAACTGGAGTTACTTCAGGAACGACTATAACTGCTGTTTTAAGCGCTTCAGGTGGAATTGGTACATACACAGTAAGTGCCAGCCAAACAGTCTCCAGCAGGGCTATGACAGCTACAGTAACGCCTATTCCAATTACTCTTTACTATCAGAAGCCTTTGGGTATTGATTCGGCATTTGTGCGGATTAATACGACCAGTAATGGTCAGCCTATTTATGGTGGTGGCTTGGATTATCAAGTGGCTATTTTGGCGCTTGAAAACTACAACCAAATTGGTTTAAAGACTTTAAATGGACCATGGCCTAAAGCTCTTTATTACAATGCTGGCGCAGAATCAGGCAATTTAACTGTATGGCCTAATCCTGCTCAAGGCGAAATGCACTTATTTACCTCAACCATTTTTAGCACTTATGATGATATTTATGAAAATTTAGCCTTTCCTCAGGGCTATTCAATGGCTCTTAGATGGTGTTTAGCCGAAAGATTAATGCCTATGTATGGCAAGGCTTCTCAGACTCAAATAACTATGATTAATGCTTATGCGGCTCAAGCTAAGTCAACTTTAAAACGCACCAATATGAAACCAGTTATGACTGCTAGTTTCCCTGATTCTATGTTATCTAGCAGAGCTAAAGATGCTGGCTGGATTCTTAACGGTGGGTTTACAGGCTAATGGCTGATTTTGGATTCGTTGGTGGAGCTTATGAAGCACCATCTATTTATCAAGATGCCCAAGAATGTATTAATTGGTATCCTGAAATTGACCCTACAAAACCACAAGATGCTAGAGGTGTAATAGCTTTATATCCTACGCCTGGAATGACTACAGTATCTAATGCTTTAAATAATGCGCCTGTTAGAGCTTTACATACTTCGCCTGATGGTAATACTTTTATGGCAGTTGTAGGAAATACAGTATATTTAATTGATGCCAACTTTTCAGCAACAATATTAGGTTATTTAACGACCAATATTGGATTTGTTCAAATTCAGGACAATAACATTCAAGCTATGGTTGTTGATGGCGTAAATCGTTATTCATACACTTATGGCAATTTAACAAGTTTTATTGTTATTGCAAGCTCTGATGGCGGCTTTACTGGCGCAAATACTGTAGATATTGTCGATAACTATTTGGTTTATAGCAAAGGTGGAAATAGTCAATTATATGGCTCTACTAATGCTTTATCTACAGCTTCTCCACAATTAAGTTTTGCATCAAAATTTGGTAGCTCAGATAATCTTGTAGGTTTAATGGTTAATAACCGACAAATATATTTAATGGGTGACAGAACATCAGAAATTTGGACTGATGCTGGTTTATTTCCATTTCCTTTTCAGATTATTCCTGGCTCAAATTCGCAATTTGGTTGTGCTGCACAAGGTTCAATATCAAGAATAGCTGGAAGTTTTGCCTTTTTAAGCAAAAATGCTCGTGGGCAAGCTATGTTTATGGCTTTTGAAGGCTATTTGCCTCAAAGAATATCAACTCATGCTGTTGAAAATACATTAGTTAATCAGACTATAAGTGATGCTATAGCCTATACATACCAAATAGAGGGTCATGAGTTTTATGTTTGCTCTTTTCCTTCTATAAATTTAACTTGGGTTTATGATGCAACGACTAAGTTTTGGCATAAATGGCTGTCAATTGATATTTATGGCAATTTTCAGCGCCATCGTTCAAACTGCTCTACAGTTTTTCAAAATAGGGTCATTGTTGGTGACTATCAAAATGGTTACTTATACGCTTTAGACAATAGCGTATATACAGACAATGGTGTGGCAATACGCAGATTGCGTAGATGCCCTCATATTGTTTCTGATTTACAACGACAATATTTTGAAGAATTCCAAATACAATTCCAGCCTGGAGTTGGACTTTCAAATGGGCAGGGCACAAATCCTCAAGCCATGCTTAGAATGTCTAGTGATGGTGGTTCTACATGGACAAAAGAAAATTGGACTTCGGTAGGCCTGCAGGGTAAATACAACAATCGTGCTATTTGGCGCAGATTAGGGTGGGCAAGAGACAGAATTTATGAAGTTTCTACTTCTGACCCTGTCAAATTTGTCATTGTTTCTGCTAATTTAAAAGCATCGGTAGGTGAAAATTGACTACCTCAAGCTACAAAATTAGTTATCCTCAAACGCCATTTTTAGACGATAAGACTAAGATGCCTACTGTTGCATGGCAACAATGGCTTCAAAATCCAAGCGTGTCAACTCTTAATGTTGGTGGTGGCTCTACAGGGGGAAATTACTCTGGAATAGCAGTTACAGCTTCTACTATTAATAGCACTACTATAGGCGTTACGACTCCATCTACAGGCTATTTTACAACCTTACAAGGCATTTATTTACAGTCTACAGGTGTCATGACCTTGGCTTATAACCAAGTTTCTGCAACTTCTAGCGCTAGTTATAGTTTTGGCACTTTTTCTGTTTTAATTTTAGCTGGTACTGGGTCTTTAACAGGCATTACTGTAACTTTGCCAGCAGGTGCTTTAGATGGTCAAATAGCTCAAATTTGCACAAATCAGGCTATTTCCTCATTAACTATTAGTCCTAATACAGGACAAAGCGTAAATAATCCTGCTACTTCATTATCTGGTGGTCAAGGAATTGCTTATATTTACACAAGCTCTACTGCTTGGTTTAGGCTTTATTAATGATTACCTATAAAATAGACAATTGGTTAGATAATTTGCCTGCTTTTAAAATAGCAGTCAAAGACCATTATGACGAAATTGAAACTTTAAAAGAATTTCCTCATGATTTTGATTATGATGCCTATGAAGCCTTATGGCGCATGGGTAAATTGGTTTTTGTTACAGCAAAAGATAAAAATGAGTTAGTTGGCTATATTATTTACTTTGTAGCCCCTCATATGCACTCTAAGAATTGTCTTACAGCGCATGAAGATATTTACTTTTTAAAGCCTGAATATCGTAAAGGCAGAAATGGTATTAAGTTATTTCAGTTTGCCCAAGATTACTTAAAGGGCATTGGAGTGGATTTGGTTTTATATAGCACTAAGTTTGCTACGGATAATTCTAGTCTTTTTAGGTATTTAGGCTGTAAACCTATAGACAAAGTATTTACTAAATTGTTACAAGAAACGATAATCAGGCATTAGGAGAATATATGGGCGCAATAGCATCGGCTATAGGAAATATTGTTGGAAGCACAGCTAGCGCTGTTGGTAATATTGTTGGCGCTGGAACCAGCATGTTTGGTCAAGACCAAGCCAATAGACAACAACAGCAGGGCTATTCAAACGCCAATGGCATAATTAATCAAGGTTATAACCAAGCGCAAAATGCTATTAATACTGGCTATGGAACTGCAATTGGAAATATTAATCAAGGATTTGGAAATGCCAGCAATCAAATTAATAATGGTTATAACTTAGGCGCTGCTGGATATAACCAAGGATATAACACAGCTACAGGCGCTTTGGGTCAAGGTTATAACACAACCACAGGCGCTTTAAATCAAGGTTTTAATTCAGCCACCAATGCAATAAATCAAGGTTATGGGCAAGCTGCTGCTGGTTATCAGCCTTATGTTAATGCTGGAGCAAGTGGTGCTAACGCTTTAAGCAATTTAATTAACTCAGGAGATGCTACGCATCAATTTAATAATGCTGATTTACAAGCAAATTTAGCACCTAATTATGCGTTTCAGTTACAACAAGGCCAAGGTCAAGTTCAAAATGTTTTAAATGCAACTGGCGGCTTAGTAAGTGGTAATGCTTTACAAGGCATAAATACATTTACTCAAAATTTTGCCGCAAATGCCTATCAAAACGCATTTAATAATTATCAAAGCCAAAGACAAAATATTTATGGTAATTTGCAAAATACAACTAATGCTGGTCAATTGGCGGCTGCTGGTCAAGGAAATGTATATACAGGACAAGGAAATGCTTTGTCTGGTTTAGATACAGGTTATGGTGCTGCCATAGGTAATGCGGCAACTGGTTATGGAAATAATCTTGCAAACTTAGGAACTAATTATGGCGGCAATATGGCTAATTTGGGAACTCAGTATGGCTCTGCTCAAGCAGGATTAAGCACTAATCAAGGGGCTCAATTGGCTGCTCTTAATACAAATCAAGCACAAACTAATGCTAATTTATATACTGGTCAAACTAATCTTCTTGCTGGAAATAATATTAACGCTGGTAATGCTGCCGCTAATAGCACAAATGCAATGTATGGAACTGCTAGTGGGGCAATTTCTACGCCAAATCCTTCTACAACATTTAAAATTGTTACCTAGGAATAAATATGCCATTAACATTTAATCCTGTTTCAGTAAATCTTCCAACGCCTCCTAGTTATGCTGGTGGTCAAATGGGTGCGCCTGTTGATGCAAATGCGCTTTCTACTTTAGGTAAATTAACAGACATTCAAGCAACTAGACAAGGAATAGCAACAAGCCAGCAAGCTCTTGCTAAAGCTCAAGCTACTTTTCAGCCAGAAGTTACAAAAACAGAAGAAGAAGCCAAACAACAGCAAATTAAAACCAATTTAGAACAATTAAAACAAATTAAAGCCCACCATACAAATGTTGTTGATAATATTGCAGACCTTATTAAAGACCCTAATTTAACCCAAGATAAAATTATTAATAAAGCTCAAGAAATTAATAAAAATGCTGGTGGAAGCGAGGCTTCATTAAAGCAATTTTTAATGAGTATGCCAAATACAAATGACCCTATTTCTTTAAAAAGATTTTTAACCAATCAACAATTAGCTGTTTTGGATTCTCAACAAAGATTGGAAAAAACCAATCCTAATGTTGCCATGACAAATGTTGGTGGCGCTATTGTGCCAACTGCACAAGGAAATCCTGAACTTGCAAATCAAGCTCCAGGAACGCAAGTAGGCAAAGCAATACCAACAACTATTACTCCTCAAGTATTTGCTAATCCTATTACAGGTCAACCTACAGTTATTGGTGGTGGCAGACCAGCAGGCAATCAACCATTGAGTGAAATTCAGCCAAATCAGCCTGTTCAACAAAATCAACCTGTCCAGCAAAATCAGCCTGTCCAGCAACAAGGACAAACAAGATTGCCTACCAATGCGCCATCTGCTGGAACTCAAATGCAGCAACTTCCAAATGAGTCGCCAGCAAACTTTAATGTTCGTGTAGCTCAGGTTCAAAATTCATTGGTTAAGGCTCAAGACCAATTTACAAATCCTAATAGCGAATTAGGTCATATACCTTCTTTGCAACAGATTAATAGCAATATTATGGGTTTATTAAAAGACCCTTCGGTTAATACTGGTGCTGTTCAAGATTATTTGGCAAAACGCACAAATAAAGGTTTGTCTAATCCTAAAGAGCAAGAATTAGCTAAATATTTAGAGCAAAGAATACAATCTAGAACTCCTAAATCTGATGCTGATGCTGAAAGCAAAAAAGCCGCTTATGGTAGCTTTAACTTAGATAAAACAGCTTTAATGGATTTGGTTCGTCAAGATAATGCTTGGATAACTACGCAAGATTTAAAAGCAAAAGGCACTTTATTTAATGCTGGTTCTGCAACAAATCCTAATTTTGGCAAAGTTGCTGAATTTAACAATCAGTTTGCTCAATTTGCTCGTGACCCTAAATTAATGTTATATATTTCATTAGCTGGCGAAAACCCTAATAAAATAGCTTTAGATAAAAGTGACCATGAAGCTGCTAGCAAATATTTTGGTAATATGTCTAAAGAACAAAAGCAAAAACTTGAGTTACAAAGACAAACATTATTGAAACTTATTGGGGCACAATAATGGCTCTTACAGAATACAATCCTAATGATTTTTTAAATTCTTTAGGTTCAAGCAATTCAGGAGTTACGGAATATAATCCTGATGATTTTTTGGGTTCATTAAAACCTTATTCTGAACAAGCTCAAGTTGCAAAACCATCATCAAATCAGCCTAGTTTTTTAAAAGGTGCTGAATTTTTTGCTAGAAATCCTATAGCTCCTAATTTAATACCAGAATCAATTAAAGAGCCTTTAATTGGCGCAGGAGAAGCGGCAACATCAATGATTTCTGGTGCTGTTGCTACGCCTATTGGTGCTATAACAGGCATATTAACTAACATTTTTAGCGACAAATATGGCACTCAAGAAGGCATTAAATTAGCAGAAAAAACTGCTGGCGACATTATCAAAACTCTTACTTATGAGCCAAAATCAGAAAAAGGCAAAGAATATACTCAATTATTAAGTGAATTGCCTGCAAAATTATCTGGTTCTACCATGGGCGCACCTGTTCCTGAAGTTTGGAACGCTGCACCTTTAGTAAAGCCAGCAATTTCACAATTAACTTCTGAAGGAAAAGCTCTTGTTTCCAAAGTTGCTGTTCCTGAAGCCATAAAAAATACTTACAATAAATACACAAATGCTTTAGAGCCAACTTTGCAAGACCAATTTATGACTAGGCAAGCGGCTGGTAATGCGCCTATGCCAAAAGCAAGCGTAGAAGTTTCACAACCAAGCGCACCAGTTGTTGAAAGAGCTTTTAATGTTCCAGCAGAGCAACCAGTTAATATGGCAGAAACACAGCCTTTTGTGCCTGAACAAATAGGTCAAAGAGAGGCCTTGCTTAAAAAGATTGGCTTAGAAGATATTAGATTATCGGCTTTAGAAGGTAATCCTAAAGAAGCTGCTTCTCAGTTAATTACTTCTCAGGCAGACCAAGGTCCTTATGGTTCTGGCATGACTCATCAAATCAATACAGAAAAAGCTGTATTAGATAGACATTTTGAAAAAGTTCAAGAACAAGCTGGTGGAACTGTTATTCGCCATGGCACTTCTTTTCAAGAAGGCGACAAAATTAAAGTAGGCAAAACCATTAAAGATGCTTTGCAAGAAGGCTATGACGAACATCAAGCGGAAACAAAAACGCTGTATGCTGATGCCGCTAAAATTCATGGCAATACTCCAGTAAACGTTAATAAATTTAATGATTTTCTTAATTCAGATGAAAATTTTGCCTATCAAAATGAAAAAGGTTTGCAAACTGGCGTAAAGCAATTTATGACACGCAAAGGCTTTTTAGATGAAAACGGAAATGCAAGACCATTAACAGTTGCTCAAGCAGAAGAAGTTCGCCAATATATTAATAGCAAATATCATTATGAAACAAAACAATTGGGTGGGCAGCTAAAAGGTTTAATTGACCAAGATGTTTTTGAACAAGTTGGTGGCGAAACATACGAAAAAGCTAGAAAACATTATCAAAAGGGTATTCAGGTTTATGACGACCCTAAAGCGCTTGGTGATTTACTTGGCGACCAGGGCGTAAATCAAAAAATACCTGATGAAAAAGTAGCTTCAAAAGTAGTTACTTTGCCAAATACGCAATTTGAGCATTTATTTAATACATTGGAATCAGATGGTAAAACAATTGCCACAAATCAAATTAAAACTTCTTTAGTAGAACAAATAAGACAAGCTGGTCAATCTGCTAAAGACCAACCTTTTAATTCTGTTGCTGCCGCCAAAGAAGCAGCAAATTTAAGTGAAAAATTAAAAATAGCATTTAAAAATGACCTTGAAGGTTTAAATGCTATATATGATGGTATTGAAGCTGGAAATATATTACATATTCCAAGTCGTTATCAAGGCGCTGGAGTTCAAACGCATTTATTAAAAAATAAGTTTAGTGAAATGGCTGTTCAAAAAGCTGGAACTGCAATAGGTGGAGCTACTGGTGGAATATTTGGTCCTGTAACTGGTGCTGCTGGTGCATTAATTGGTGAAAAAGTTGGCGCTGAAGGTGCGGCAAAGTTAAGAAGTGGCAGACAAACAAAACAATTACAAAAAGAAATTAAAAGCTCTACGCCTATTAGCGAAATGGGCGAAAAATTTAAAATTAAGGATTAAACATGACAGTCTCACTTTCGCCTATTGGCAATACAATGATTCCGTTTTTAACGAATTCAGGAATTCCTTTAAATGGTGGCCTGTTATATTCTTATGCTGCTGGCACAACAACGCCACAAACAACATATACATCTAATTCAGGCTCTATAGCCAATACCAATCCTATTGTTTTACAAAGTAATGGTGTTGCGCCTAATCCTATTTGGATTACTGATAATGTGTCTTATAAGTTTGTCTTAAAAGATTCTTCAGGAAATACTTTAGAAACCTATGACAATATTAATGGACAAGGCACAATTTCTGGCAATCTAACAGTAGGTGGCACATTAACTGCCAACGCTATTGTTTGCACAACAAATGAAACTATTGGTGGTAACTTAACCGTTTCAGGCAATATTTCAGGTGGCTCATTTACTGGAATTACTGGTCGTATTGTTCAGTTTGTTACTGCTACATCAACGACTGCTAGCACGACTTCTACTTCTTATTCTTCTACAGGTCATACGGCAACTATTACGCCATCATCTACTTCTAGCAAAATTTTAGTAATGGTTCACGCTTTATTATGGCAAACCAATGTATACGCATCAAATGGAAACTCTTTAGTTGCCTTGTATCGTAATGGAACAAATTTGGTAAGCGGAGCAGATTGGGCTATGGTTAATGCTATTACAAACGGAGGAACTGCTGGTGCTTATGGTTCTTTTTGCATAACTCAACTAGACCAGCCATTAACAACTAGCGCAACTACTTATGCAGTTTATTTTGCGGCACAAAATAGTGCAAGCGTTGTATATAACAGCAACGGTAGTGCTGGTCAATTAATTCTGATGGAGATTTTATAATGGCTACAAATGGAATTCCACAAGCGCTAAATGCTTTAACGCCTGGCGCAGAATGGACAATGACAAACATTGATGATTACAGCACAATTACTTGGCTTTCTCCAAATATACAACAGCCTTCACAAGCTCAAATTGACCAAGAAATTATTAACTTAAATTCTTATCAGCCTTATGAAGATTGCAAAAATCAAGCCACCGTTTTATTATTTAAAACTGATTGGACTACTATTGCTGATGTAGCTAGTCCTACTAATAATCCTTATTTAATGAATCAAGCAGATTTTTTTGCTTATCGTAATGCTGTTCGTAAATTAGCAGTAAATCCTGTAGCTAACCCTGTATGGCCAACTGAGCCAGCCGCAAAATGGTCGAGTTGATATGGAACAGTCAATTTACAACTGGGCATTTGGTTTAATTAACTTAGTCTTTGGATTTATTTTGAAAGTCATTTGGGACTCTTATAAAGAACTAAAAGCTGTAGATGCTAATTTGGCTGAAAAAGTTAACAGTATTGAAATATTAGTAGCTGGCAATTATGTTAAAAAGGACGATTTTGACAAAGTAGCTGATGCCATTTTTTCTAAGCTAGATAAGATTTCAGACAAGTTAGATAGAAAAGCTGACAAATGACTCGCATGAAAAGCGTTATGCACTCTAGAACAATGTGGTTTTCGTTGGCTTTAGTTGTTGTAGGAGCTTTATATGATAACTTTTCATATCTGCAAAATGTTATTAATCCTAAATATTATGGCAGCCTCTTAGTTTTAATAGGGCTTACTTGTGCTGTATTGCGCTGGTATACAACTCAGCCATTGGATAAAAAATGATTTATTTAATTTACCTGTTATTAGTTCCTATTAATTTAGTAGGCACTATTTTGACTTTTCCACTAGCGTTCTTTTTGCCTTTATTTGCCACAGGGCAATACGGCTGGATTAATAATGCTACTGCAAAAGCAACTGAACCTAGACTTCCAGCCTGGCTTAATTGGTTTCAAACTTGGGACAATAGCTTGTGGGGCGACAACGGTTTTAAAAGCAGTCATGGCACATCTTGGTTTAGTCAGGTTCAATGGCTATGGCGTAATCCTTTTTATGGCTTTGCAGTCAGGACTTTTGATGGCTCTACTGGCATGAATTATGTAGGCGACATAGCAACTAGCGAAACCCACTATGGGCATATTCTAGTAACTGGTCATGGATTGTTTCAGTTTGTTTATACGCATAAACTTGGCTCTAAAACCTTTTACCTTAACCTTGGCTGGAATATCAGGGCTTTGGTAGACCCTGCGTTTATTACGCCTGACCAATGGCATAACAATACAGAAGCTATTAAAGATTGGCACGCTACCTTTGCATTTTCACCGAGAATTGTTTAATGTTTGGGTTAATAATTCCTCCTAGTTGGTATATTTACCTTGCTCTTACCTTAACTAC